ATCTGCTGCGTACTGCTGTTGCATCAATGTAAGCAATGCCTGACGTACATCTTGGCCACGAGTCCGAGCAGTATAGAATGTATTGCTGTTTTCAATCCATGTATCAAGGTACATTGCAACCAATGTGAAAGGTACAGAACCTTCTTCAGCAATATCAGTGCCATCTGGCTTAGTTGCAGCGCCTTGGTGCTGTTTCAACGTCCGAGACTTAACGCCTAAGCTGTCGATCGAACCAGTGCCACTTAAAGCAAAGTAAGCGCCTAATTTTGGCAATGTGCCAGCCTGTGCAATCTGATCCAAAACAAAAGCGCGAGCATTATCATCGCGCAAAGTAACATTGTTACCAGCCTTTTGGATCGAGTGCATTTGTTTAATTAAAATTTGATTATCCATGTATTTCACTTCTTTCTTTTAGTCCAAAGGGAAGACATCATCAACATAATTTGGTACGTTGTTGTCTTGTGCTTTAGTTACTTCAACATCGTTTGCTTTGTTGGAAGTCCGAGCCTTTTCCAACTTTTCAAGCCGTTCATTCACTGGTTTAACAGCTTCTTGAACAGCTTTAGTAATTGCTTCTGTTTCTTCGTTTGTTTCTGGCTCTTGATTGTCTTCCGGCTTGTTAGCCTTTTCCAATTCTTCCAGTTTATTATTGACTGGTTCTAACGCTTTACTGATCAGTTCTTGCATTTCTTTAGCTTCCATATCGTCACTCTCCTTTTCGGGTTTGAATAATGATTTCAACGTTTGTTTTAACTTGTTACTTTTCTGTATACCATCAGGGTTAATACCTTGAATAACTTCTTTAAACTCATCGGCTTCTTGTAAGACCGAATTTAGCTTAGATGCAATGTCGGGGTTTCGCGAACTATAAATAGCTTCGTCAACGTTATCTCTAAAAACATTCACGGCTAAAAGCACATCATGTATCGGCTTACTTTGTTCAAAATCGTCCTTAGTGGACTTCTCCAACACCTCAGCTTGCCCTGCTAATGAATAGCCGGTGAATTCTCCTTTTTGAATAGCGTCCCAAATTTCATCAGTCGCTTTTGTAACCAAGACCCATGTGCCTTTAGTTACCTTCTGTGTACCGATCTCCATATCTGCAGGTGCTACATAACTTTCAACTACTTGACCAGCATGTGTCGTGAAATCATGTTGTTTATCGATCTGTTGATAGTTTTGCATAAAGCCATGAGCAGCCTTTTCGATTTCATCAGCGCTCATTTCATCGCCCTGGCTATCTTCGACATCAGGCTCATAAACCACGCCATAAACTAATTTTTGCGGATCATCCACCTTAATCAAAGGCTTGACTTGTGTTTCGAAGTTGGGCTTACCATCGGCGCTTTTAGTCAATAAAAAAGACCGCTTATTAGCAGCCTTATCAACATATGATACATGTGTTACAGTAACATTTTTCAGTTGTCGCATTTACTCACCCCCTTTCAATTTAAGCTTTCTCCAACCATAACAGGCGTTAGGAAACAATGACATCCAACACTCTCAGCCGGTGGCAAATTATAATCACGTGGGAACCGTACTTCATAGCCACCCACATTAAACGTCTGGCCCTTGGCAATTCGTACTCCATCCATCGCCATATGATTCTCTCGTGGCGTCTTAGGACTGTCATGATTCCATTCCAGACCGATAACATTGTCATTTGCCATATACGAACTGTAATCAGTGCTGGAATAAGCACGAAAAACTTCAGTCTGTGCAGTCTGTCGGGCTCGGTTATATTTGAATTGTCCTGAACTCTCCAACTTCTCAGCTAACCAGTCGATACTTTTTTCTTCGGCTAGTGCCTGTCTGATTAACTTACCGGCTGTGTTCTCGTTGCTTTGGTTCATCATCTTCCCTAGTCCATCGACCCAATGCTCGTACTCTTTACGTTGAGCCATTAGCTCGGGGAAATAGTCAAGCTTGAAATCTTTAGCAATCAGTTGACCATAACGATCATAGAATTCCAATAACTGCGGGCTGATCTTTGCCTCAAAGTCAGCAATGAAGTCTCGCTTTCCGAACTGAGTAGCTAACCAAATAGCAGGCAAATAGCAGGCAGATACTGAACGAAATTGCTCTCGTTCGCTCTGTCCGCTATCTCTTGTATTTGTTGCTGGTCCATCGCCAGAATATCGTGCAAGTTATCCCCAATATTGCGGATATACTCCACCACAATATCGATATGCTTAACTCCCATTTCTTCCAGCAAAGCTCTTAACTGCTTATCTTCATCGACCTGCTCAGCTAGTGCCAGTTGAATGATGTTCATTCACCACACCTCGCAATGTCTGTCTGATTTGTGCAGCTAGTTCACCTTTGCCGTATGCTTTAGCAACCTGCTGTGTTAGTTGTTGCTCTATCAGCTCGCTAGTGCCCTGCTGTGGTACTTTCTGCTGTCCAGCAGGATAATTGTACGTATCATCGTCAAACGGCGCTAACGGCTCGTTTAACAATCGTGAGAGCAACGGTCTAACATCGTTTGGTGCAAGTGCATTGGCTTGAACTCCAGTTTGGATAACCTTAACCGTATCATCGGCATTGGTTAGATTAGGTGTCTTTAATACCAGTCGGGTATGTTTAAAGCCGTACTCTTCAAATAACTTGTTCAGATACCACTCAAACTCAACTCGTTCAGGTTGGAACACCTGCTCTTCTGTCGTCTGCTTAGCAGTTTCGACTGTGGCACGATTATAGTCACTTGATAGTCCAACATAAACAGGCGGCAATCTAAATGCTGATAGTACCATCTTTACCACGTTCTCATTGTAATCAAGGAATAAAGCGTCTTTCTGCAACACGTCCGCCAGATGTTCGATCTTAACACTCGGCATGTTCTGTTTCTCATTCAGTCCCATTGGGCTTTGATTACTCTTAGATTCAGCGTCCAGCACCATGAACTTATGTTGTAGCTCTTCGCTGCCTACATCATTAGCATACGTGCTTAGTGTGTCCTCGGCTTCTTTAGTCAATTGACCATTAGAAACAACAATAGCCAGTGGCACGTGTCTTCCTTGCGTGAAGTATCGATAATTAAGCTCATCGGCTTTGCGACTGCCTAGAATCTTAATTAGTACACCAATATAACGTGGCACTCCGTAAGGTTCATCGTGATCACCCAGTTTTATATGCATGACTTCTGTTGCATTCCCATTGCCGCCTTTAGCAATTGAACCATCGGCATTGAGTGGTGTCGGGTCGCCAAAAGATTTGTACCATACCGACGACTTGTTAGCAGCGTCTTCCCTCGGGTTACGATACACGAAATAACGAAACCGGCGCGTCTGTCCATCGACTTCGACATCGTTCAGTTTCGTTACTTGCATGTATTCAGGTTGCAGAGTTTCGCCCCCGACGACTTCGCCCTTTTGATTGCGTTGCACTTCAAGAAAGCCATCGCCACACTCTTCAACGTGTCGCTTGAGTTCTCCCAGAACTTTGTTAACTGGACGATCGAATGAAAAACTATTCATGATTTCCAACAGTGCATTAGATTCACTGTCTTCTTCTTTCTCACGTCCCTTAGTATCATCGTTATCCGTGAACTCCGTATCAATACCAAAGCCGACAGTATTTTGCACATAGGCATCAATACATTGATGTAAGATGTCGCTGTTTTCACTTATACGGCGTAATTGCCCTTTATCATATGGTAAGGTAAGCAGTGTTAAATCTCGCAGTATATTATCACCTTGCAAGTTTGCTTTGCCCGCCGTCACCTGCTGCCGCTTCATAATTCTTAATGGTTTACCGTCATATGTTCTACTTGTAATTTCTACCACCTCCTAAAATAATGTGCGGTGCTTGCGTTCATCGTCAGATACACGCTGACCTGTTAGCATTTCGCAGATGCCGACTAAAGCATCTAAGTTATCATCATGCTCATTCTTGCCCTCACGTTGGTAGTGCATAGTGTCCTTATACAGTCTTGGCCATCTTGTACCCCAATTGCTTGGGAAGTACACATGTTCAACTACCCAGCTAGCATTAGATAAGATACGGGCATTCTTGTTACCAGTCTGATGGAACCACTTGACAACTGTCTTGTTCCAGCCTTGCTTATTCATCTTGTCGATAACATTTCTAGCAAAGCCACGGCCACCGTTGTTAGATTCGATCAATGCGAAGTTGACGTTATGTTCCATGTATTTCTGCACCGTTAATGGTTCAGTGACTTCCATCGGCTCTTTAGTATAGATAGCGTCAAGGATGTATGCTTCTTTCTCAGGTGTTACACCAAAGATGAAGTTAGCATAGTTATCAGAGCCTTCGTCAGCTGTATCACAATACGACAAGATAGCCTCGAACTGTGGGCGCTCCGTATAGGTCTTAACATACGGTATCAATGCGCCCTTAGTGTCTATTGGCTCCTGCTGGTAGTTAGCTGCTGCAATTTCAGGGCTAAGCACCGCAACCTTACGATCGTACTCTTTTCGGCTTAGCACATCGTCACATAGCATTGTGCCATCGGACTGCATCGCTCTCATCATGATCGTTTTGACCTTGTAGCCTTGTTTTGGCATCTCGTCCATCACTCGACCAGCCAGATCTTGACTGCGCCACCTAGTCATAACAACAACGATCTTCCCACAAGATTCTAAACGTGAAAGCATGGTATTGGTAAACCACTCCCAATGTTGCTCTAGCACATTAGCATTCATGGCTTCTTCTGCAGACTTGATCAGATCGTCAATGATCATGATATTAGCACCAAAACCTGTTGCCGTACCTTTAGGAGATGTCGCTAAGTAGTTGTTATATCCTCCTTCTAAGCTCCACAGATTCATCGAGCCATCGCCATACTTGATCTTGGTACTAGGAAAGACATCGGAGTAGACTGGAATGCTCTCATCAGCCTTCAATTCTTGAATAGCATTGCGGACATTCTTAGAAAACACCGTTGATAACGTCTCATTGTACGAGGCAGTCATGACTTTAATGTGCGGGGTCTCGCCAAGCAACCATTCAGTAAATAGTGTCAGGCTCCTGCTTTTTCCCATTCTCGGAGGCATGTTAACAACTAGAATATCATCATCACTATCAGGAAACTCCTGCAGTGCTTTGCAGAACTCCCTCAGATATTCACGATCAAACTTGTAGAACTCGGGTGCCAGCAGATTGCAGTATCTAAAAAAATCACGGCGGGCCAATTCGATCTTTGCTTGCAATCTAATGCTTGCGTCAATCATCAGCACCACCGCTATCTGCTAACTTGATAAGTTGTTCGGTTGTCAAACCTTTGTATGGGTTAACTATCTTCATATCGCCAGTGACTTCGTTCTTTTGAATGTACAAGTTATCCATCTTGTTCAACAAGTCAATGGCCTTCATTTGATCATTAGGATGCTCTTCGTCATCGGCTATATCCGATAGCTTAACCATGCGCTCTTTTCGGGTCATTATGGCTTTGTCTTGTGCTTCTTCAAGTAGTTCCTTGTACCTTATCGAAATCTTACTGTCATGCGCTAGTTGACTAGCCTTCACGTCTACGGTATTGTCTTTCCATCGTTTCGACTGTTTAAAGGCTGCTCGATACGCTTTCCGTTGGCTCATGCCTTGTATTAGGCCTTGAACGAACTTTTCTTGTCTTGCATTTGCCAATACAGGCATTTTTATCATCTCCTTACAATACGATTTTCAGAAACAACCAAGCAAAGAACTTGAACAGATACCACACGACTACCCAACTCAATGCAGTACCTACGATCGATATAATACAACCCGTTCGTCTGTTCATAATTACACATCTCCTATTTTTCTGCACAAAAAAAGCAGCTTAATAGCTGCTGCTTTTATTAATATGGCAATCCCCCTTGCTTTTTGAGGTTTTTAGTTAATGTTTTCATTGTTTCTATGTTTTTGCTATTTAGCTTAGAAGTATCTAGTATCAAAACTCTATCTACTTGGGAATAAAGTTTTTTTGCTTTATCAGAATAATCATTGGTTGTAACCAAAATGTTCTTCTTTGCTTTTGAATGTTTTAACTTCGTTATAAATTTTTTTGTTTCATCGTCGTCAAAAAGTATTCCTTCCACAGGAAAAAATATAGAAATGTCCTTATCAAAAGCAAAATTTTCCTCAATAAATTGGTTTCTTTTAATAAATTCTAAATTTAAAGAACCAATCTTATAATTTTGATTCAATTTAACTTTTTTAAATCCTATTTTCAAAGATCCATTAAATAATCTTGGCACCTCACTTACATTTCCTGTTACAAAAACACATTTATTAAGGTTTGATGCTTCAATAGCGTTAAGGGTTGCTGTCAACTTGTCTTGGTTAAAATATCCTCGTACTAACACATTTTTATCGTTGTCCGTATTGAGGATATTCATTAACTCTTGAATAAACTCCCTTGGTTCTAACTTTTCTTCTTTCATAGTTAACTCGCCTCCTCTTTAATAATACAAAAGCCCAGCTTCAATAGCTAGGCTTTATTGGAGGCATTTCATAGTTTTATGTCTTTTCGGACTATGTATGTCCCTGGTCAGGGACTAGCCTATATCCCGGCTAACGGTTGATCGGTGAACCAATGGCAGTAGCAGGGATCGAACCTACTGTGTATATATCAGTGAGAAAGGAAGCTCGTACTCTAATCATTCAGCCGTAGAAAAATCACGTCACCAGGCACTACCACGGCGGTATCATGACCGCCACACCATATTTTAGCAAAGGAGAAAAAATTAGAAAAACCATTAATTATGTTCATAGAACACTCTTTAAAGAATTTTCTATAATACCATTATAGAACTTAATTCATGGGTTTCTGTGCACCCACTGTGCATGTTAGTTTAACTTAGCTTGAACTGCTTCGACAAAAGCCTCTCTGCGATTGTACACTGCACGCCTTGAAAGATTGACCCTTTCGGATATCTGATCAGCATTATATATTTGCGTTTCTCTTAGATAAAACTCATATATTATGTCATATGTAGCATCATCCAAAAGACTTCTAACATCTTTTTTGACACATTTCGCAAGTGTTGATTCAACTGCATATTGCTGATTTAGATAGAATTTCAAAACTGGGTCATTATCTTTTTTCTCCAGCTTTTTTTCGATAACTTCACTCCGCACATTTTGAGGGCGTCCACCGCCAATGTTTTCATCTTCATCAACTTGGTAAGGATATTCGATTTCTTCTTTTCTCCTGGAGATCCTCATCTCTAAGTTTGGATAATCTTGAATCGCTGCGATTGCATCTTTCCTACTTGCCATGGACAGCCTCCCATTTTTCAACATCATCTTTTAAAGCTCTTTGAACCGCCATGTGTGCATCATCGATCACTTTAATATAATCTTCCACTTGATGAACTATAACGTCGTCATGGACATCTGGCATACGTATAAATCCATACAGTGCATAATCTAACGACAGATAGAAATATTTATCAGCAATCACTTCTTCGCCTGCTCGTTTGCCTTCCTCGGCAATTTTAGTTTGGCAAAGAATATAGTTGTACGGGTCACGCATTATTTTCCATTGATCGTTCAGTTTGATTTCAAAATTCGCTTTTTCTTTGTCACTTAAACTGCCAGAGGCGTGTAGCACCTTTCCCGCAAGTTCTTGATAGGATTCAATTTCGTGGCCAATTTTTTGTCTTATATCTTGCATCTGCTGTCGTCTCCTCTCACATGTTCTTTCCAGGTAAATACTCTGAAACGTGGATGCTTCTTGTTTTTCTCGTTAAAGATCGTACCGTTGGGTATCCCCAAAAATTCGACTACATCGTGCATGTTGTTGAACATGGTAGTTCTACCATCCTTGACCAAATAACGAACGCTTCTATGCCTTTTCATGTCAGCTATTTCTTCCCATATACCGTGTTGACGCATATAGTACGCTAGCGCTTTGGGTACAAATTTTATGCCATGTTCTTCTTTAAGGACGGCGGTTATCTCGATATAAGTCGTGCATCTCCCAGCCAGTGAGCGGATAAGTTTCTCGTCTAAAAGAGAATCATTTCGGGTTTTGTATACAGAATCGTGTGCCCCTAAGCCTAGCCGTCCAAGAACGTTATAGACTGAGATCGTGCCAGAATATCCCAGGTCGTTAAGTTCTGCGTTGGCCATCAAAACATCGGTTTGACCACCAGGAGCAGTGTTGTTGTAGAGGCTTGCGTATATATCTACTATTGCCCCGCCTTCTATCCGTGCTGTAAATGTCAGCCAGTCGAATACCTTGCATTGACTTAGATTCATTTGCTGCCTCCTAATGTTTTTCCGTTCAATATTTTATTGACGGTGTCTGTTTTGCCGAGCTCGTAAGCCCTATCTATGATTTGCAGAATATTCGGATTAACATTTTCAAATTTATCCAGGTCACTTAATGCGTCGTATAGTATGTTATTAGCTTCAACTCTTAACGAAAGTAATTTATCAGTCATGTCGTTATACCTCCTTAATTTGTCCTCTGAACGTTTTCGACACTTAAACGTACAATTTACCGTTTGACATCTCCACACGTTTCTCACGTGCTTTATTTTTGATTTGGTTGGCTTTATCGTGTCCGATAACTTTGTAATTTTTTAAATCCGCTTTATTACTGCTTTGGTCGACCATGCCGGATTTATAAATTGGTCCGAGGTTATACGGTTCGCGACTGCCACGCACGACGGTATGTGCATTCTTATCCCAGTTGATAATGCGAGATCTACCTGTTACTTTTCTTCTGCTCATTTTCATCAACTCCTATCTCTGCTAAACATTCGAAGATATCCATTTCGTGATAAACCGGCTCTGTGTTCTGCTCGTTCTTTTTCATTTCTTCAACCCCAGTTCTTCCATGCGTTTGTTCAAATCAGCCTTAACTTCCGGACTTGCTCTTTGATCTTCATGTTCTTTGCCAGCCCAGTCAGGTAACTGCTCTTTCTGAACAACGGATCGTTTGCGGTAGTTGTAAGTCCGATCCTTGCCGCTTGATCCACTTTCTTTTTTAACTAACTCCGCTTTGATATCTGAAAGTGTTACGTGCTTATTTCGCTCCCAATTATCAAGAATACCTTGCGCATACTGATATGGTTTTCTAACGTTTTTAACGCTCGCTGCTTCTTTCAAGGCTAAACAAAAGATATTAGTTACTTCTTCCGGATCATTATTAAGTTCCAACCAGTCAGCAAAATCCTGATCTAGGTCTTGATACCAAATTGGGGTAAACTGTCCGAAATTGCACTTGAACTGATAAAAGTCGACGATCTTATTGCAGTATTCTTTTGTCGACAAACCAACCGACGATTTTTGCTCTGTACTTTTGTCATTCTGCTGCTGTTGGTTTGTCTCTTTCTCTATATCTATATCTTTCTCTAACTCTATCTCTAACTCTGGTGTACGTTTGTCGTACATTTGTACACCCTTGTTTTTTGGAGCTTCGATTTGTTGTTTTTCAGATTGAATTTTAGTGCGATATTTCCTTATCCTGTCGGCTTCTGTGCTTGATTGCCCGATAAAGTTCTGAATGTCTAGCATGTAGATTGCTCCGTTATCTAGCTTTTCAATTAGGCCTAAATCTTGAAATACAGAAAGTGCTGCTTTAACATCGCCAACTGAATGGCCTGTGACGCCTGCAATCATCTGTTCACTGTATGGGATGTGATTATTAAGCATCAAACGTCCTTCGTTTTTTAAGCTCCTGAGATAAAGCTTTAGCAAAATATTTGAGTATTTATAACCATCCGGCATTGATTCCAACAGTTTCATCTCGTCACTGTCAAAAAAGTTATCTTTGAGCTTGAGATAAAAGTATTTTTTATTCTCTGACATTTTCAGCCTCCTCCCTATAGTTTCCTTTAACACCTATCTTCTTGAGTGTTTCAACGTCTAATTTGATTCCATTGACCGGCAACTTATATTTAGCCGAAAACTTTGATCGTCCAATCTGCTCGATTTCCCTGTGATGCTCTCTGCATAGCGCCATCACGCGTCGTTTGGTATGATCAACTTTCAATCTATTGCCACCCATACCAATTGTTTCTACGTGATGAATGTCGGCATGTCTGCCACACTCGAAACATTCGCGGTGCTTGCAGCACTGATATAGAAACCAGTTCTCATTTTTTGGCAATAGCTCATAACTTTCTTTGATTGGGACATTCCATTCGAAAACGAAATCAACAACTATATCTAGCAATCTGTTGGCGTCTGAAACTGAATTGCTGGTGTTGTCTGCCAAGCTGATCTCGGCTCCGTCGTTTTCGATCGAATATGCAGTGTAAAAATAATCTTTCAAGAAGTCTTTCATCGGAGCACCTGCCCAGCTTTGAATGTCGTTGCATAGGGCAAAGAACAGCTTTCTTTGTGCCGGTCGTGCTTTTCGTGGATCAACAATTTCGATTCTGGCATAGACCTTGCTCAAATCTCCGTCATACATCGTTTTCAGATGTTCAATATTCAACTTTTCTTGCAAAACGACGGTCAATTCAGCAAATTTGCTATTTACAATTTTGCGAATAAAAGCGGGTAGCCACATCTTAATCACCCATTGCTTCTGCTAAACTCATTACTTCTTCCATCTCATCTTCTGGAACGTCCCAGATACCTTCATAGCCAAATGTTTCTGCGGCTGCTTGTAATTGCCATTCTTGCATTTTTACACCTTCAATTCGTTTGCTAGGTACACTGGCACGCCTGTCAGGCGCTGTGTACGGCTTTTAAAAAGTTCCGGATCGGCATTGGTACTTGAAACGTGAATTAAAATGACTTGTTGCAAGGCTTTTGACATGTTCGACTTGATAAACTCAAGTGAGTTCTGCATTTCGAAATGTGAGCTGTAAATTCGGTTGCGTAAAAACTTTGCTGTATCAACACCTTGCTCAACTTCTTCATCCAGTACATCTTTTGAATAATTCATCTCGACCATCATTTGCGTGACATTTTTAAATTTGTACTTTACAAAACAGCTGTCCGTCACATAAAGCAGCCTGTCCTTTCCTGACGTGATCAAGAACCCTAACGGCTCAATTGCATCATGTTCAACTGAGAATGCTTGTATAGTGAAACTTCCTATCGTGACGCTCGATCTATTTGCTAAGGGTAAAAATCTAAAATCTGTATTCCAGCCTTTACCTTGCATTCCTTTGAGCGTCCCCTTAGAAGCCAAAATAACCGCCTGTGAATGCTCTGCAAACTCTTTAGCATGTTTGGCATGGTCTTGATGCTCATGGCTTATCAGCAGTGCTCTAACTCTGTTAAAATCAAAGTTCATCTTGGGAGCAACTTTTTTATAGGACAATCCAGCCTCGATCATTAACTGGCTCTGCCCATCGTCCAACAGGTAGCAGTTTCCACTACTGCCCGATCCGAAAACAGTCACTTTGATCAAAATGGTTCAACCTCCTGGTCTTCTTCCTCAACATCTTCATCTTCAATTTCTGTCTGATCTACTGGTTGCTGTGCAACTGTTTCTTTTTCAGGTTCAATAACGGTACCGGTCTGGTTCGTTTGCGGGTAGTTCTGAATCTGCTTAGGTTCTTCTTTATCCGGCTCAAAATCGGTTTGATTGGCGTTCTCGGTAATATTCTTGCGCACTTGGGTTTCTGTACTATCATCTTCAAACTCGTTGTCTGTCGTCCGCTGAATGGCGTCAAAATCGAGGTTGCTATCGTCCGAAGTGTTAACGAACATTTTAGCCGCACGATCGAGCACCGTTCTTTTGGCCATTTCTTCGGGAAATTTATTTTGTACCTTGTTAGTCTTTGCCTGGCTCCAACTATTGTCGATTTGTTTCTTAGTCATAATCGTATATATCTTCTGACCGTCTACCCGCTCAACCACTGCAAAGGCCCCAACAAGCGGCTTATCTAAGTTCTGAAATTTGGGTTCAAAATCTTTGATCAACATGCGTCCTTCTTCGGCTGCAATCTCAAATTTATCGTCTTCATGCACGACATCCGCATAGATGTCTTTGATATCGTCAAGGGATTTAAGAACCGTGATCGTCCCAAAATATGACCGCTGCAACTGAATCTCACGACCGTATGCAATGAAATAGCATTGTGTCTTTGCCGGTGTTAGTCCTTGTGTGACCATATCAAGCAAGGCATTTGCAATCGAATCTCTTGAGCAAACTTGCAAAGCCGGTTTTTTGTCTCTTGTTTCGACTTTATTTAAAGCGAAGAATGCTGATTTCAAAGCATTCTGATAGTTGTAATTCTTTGGCAAAGCAAGCCCGCCTTTTGTCAAGCTTTCGACTTTGGTGCTAACTTGATCTGTGATATCTCTTTGGATTTGTGCTACTTGATTCATAATTTTCTCCTCCTAAAATTAAGCTGCTTTAACTGTTAACTTCTTGGCCTTGGTAACGACTAAGGCAATCTGCTGTGCTTCAGTTTCTAAAATGTCGTTGACCGATTCGGCGTTATCAATAAAGATCGGTGCTTGGACTTGGTAGTAGTCTGATAAGGTGTTGATGATGTCCAAACCGGCATTGATCCGTGCAGCGTTGTTCAGATCTGAATACGGCACACCATCGACTAATGCTTCACATGTTTCGTCAAGCTCGCCATTCTTTTGCAGATTGAACAATTTGAAACTAACAAGTTTAAAACGTTTGTTGATCAGTTTCTCAAGCATGCTGACCTTAGTTCTCGTGAACTGGTCGATCAGATACTCGGTTTTATCCAGCTCGTTAAACTTTTGTTTTAAATTAGCTTCTTCATCCTCAAGTTCTTTAATTCTCTGATCCTGCGTATTTACTTGTTCGTATTTGCGTAACTCAACTTGGACCTTCTCGAGTTTGTTCTCAATATCTGAAACCTTGGCTTGTGCTTCTTGGATAGCCTTATCGTTTGAGGCTTGACCTCCATTGATCTGTTCTTCAATGTCTGCAATTTGTTTCTGTGTGTCCTGGTACTCTTGCGAATCTTCGAAAACTGGCAACTGTGCTTGTTCTGCGTCTAATTCCTGTTTGAGTTCGTCAGCATGTTGCTTGGCATCATTGAACTTGACTTTTAGTTTTTTAGATTTGGCTTTAGCATCTTCGAATTTCTTCTCATATTCTTTGATCTTGCTAGCTTCTTCTTTACCTTTAGCAAGAATGTCTGCCAATTTTTCAGAATGCTTTTGATTAAAGCTATCCTTGATCTCTTCGACTTTATCCGCTGGCAGTGGTTGACCACACATTTCGCAAACCGTTGAGCCTTCATCAAACTTGATTTCTTTTTCGGCGTGATATTGTTTTAGTAGATCCTCCCTGTCTTCTTTTAGGCCATCGACAAACGCCGCCATTTTTAAAAACTCAAGCTTTGCGTTATCCATAATCTGCTTTGCTTCACGTTGCTTATCAAGTTGCTTGTCATAGTCTTCTTTTAGACCACCGATCTTTAATTGAATCCCGGCATCAAAGTTATTCTTTTTAACTTGCAAGCTTGACTGCAACTGGTCCTTCTTCAAAGCTAGTTCGACAGTGGCGTCCATATTTTGAGCTTGCACAACGTCCTCACGTGCTTTTGAGAGATTGAGCTTATAAGTCTCGACAATCTCTCTTAGTTGTGGCTGAGGCGTACTGATCAGCTCAGGCTTGCCTCTTTCAGCCTCATCTATCCGAGATGGAATGCTCTCAATGTCTTTCTTGATCTGTCGTTTCTGGCTCGCAACGATCTTCTTTTGCTCCGAAACTGAATGATCCCCGAGCAAGTCGGATAAATCTTTGAGCTTACTGTCTGACTTGATAATTTCTTGATCAGTCAACTCTCCAGCAATATCAGTTAAGACATTACGTTGTTTCTCCCAATGGAGTGCCGTAAATGCTGCAGGGTTCGTGATCATCTTGAAAGCGTCCTCGTTGATCAAAGAATTGATATATTCGCTATACTCTTTCAGTTTCTGTGGTACATCGTCAATATAGAGCTTCGTTGTGTCCGGCTTACGTTGCTTTTCAAGTTGACCCTTAGGCTTGACCCAGTTTTCTTTTAGAACCCGGCGTAACGTTTTCTGCTGTCCGTCAATTTCGAAAGTGGCTTCAACTTCTGGCTCAAGTCCGAGAACTTCACTGCCTTGGTCATCAAGTGGCTTCACGTTGAATTTCTTGGCGTCCTCACTATTCTTGCCAAACAATAACCAGGTAAAAGCGTCGAAGATCGTGGTTTTACCTGTGGCGTTTGCTCCGCTAACTGCGATTGGTTCGCCCTCAGCTTTTAACTCAAAATCTCGAATGCCTTTAAAATTGTGGATCTTCAAGCTGTCTAATTTAATCGTTTTCATGTTTCATTTCCTCCAATATTCTGCCGCGTTCGTTATAGCAACGCATTGCAATGCGTAAATCAGTGATGTTTCTCATATTGGTTCTAAAAGCGATATACATAATCTCTAAGAAACTGATATAATCCAACCGGCTCATTGATTCGCGAACGTCGCTAAAGTAACGATTGATGTTCTTTTCTTGTTCTCCCCGGCTCATTTCGTTTAGATCCAAATTGACCGCCTCCTGTGGTATACTTACTGTGTAAATATTTTTCATGAATATTTTTCTAGTCGTGGTCCTCAGCCACGGCTTTTTCTTCGTGCTCAAACTTCACTAGAACGTGACCCGCAAGCAAAGCAACTAGCAATGATAAGGTGACATAAAACAATGTCCCAATTAAATTGAATCTAACTAAAATCGTCAAAATGCCGGCCAAGATTAGTTCTACGATGCTTGCGTTCATCTTGCTTCACTTTCCTTTCTTCTTCGATCTTGCTCTCCAAATGGTCCAGAAGAACAATCAGACTAACAATCAAACCTGTCTTAATAATCTCTATCAACTTTCCACCTCCTAAAGTAATAGCCAACAAATGATAATAATCGCTGTTATCCAGAACGATATGCTGAAAATACAGCCTAATGCACAACCGTCAAATTCATTCATTTGCGCCACCTCTTCTTGATATATTCGGTTGCACCTAAGATAGCGAAATAAGCAACAACCACACTCACGAAACTTTCCATTGGTGTCATGCCCTCATCTCCTTACGCTTTATGCCGCTCGATGAACTCATCTAAGTCCTTACGATCAAACACCAGACGAGTGCCGATCATTGCAACAGGTATCGAATAGCGAACATGGTCTTTGAAACGAGAATCTTTTAATGTTAGATATTTGACAGCTTCATTCTTAGTGAAATAGCGTTTCTGTCTAAGCTCTGCCGCTTTCTCAACTTCTTCATCAAACTTCTCCATCAGATGTGCAAAGAATTCTTTTTCAGCCCCCTCTTGCACTTCCAACTTGATTTCTGCCATCACAATCACTTCCTTTATTTAAATCAATTGATTATCCTTTATAGTTCTTAATCATCTATAATTGAGTTATTCTCCTAGCGAAAGGAGGTGAATCTTTGGCAACAAATCCACCAAAGAATAACGCTCGCAAGGGTCTCTCAAGCTTATAACCCTAAGACGAATCGTTATGTTAAACGAAATTCAGAAACTGGCAGGTTTATGGATGTTAAACAAAACGGTTCTAAGTTTAAAGGCGTAAGAACTGAGAAATAGTTGCATGCGATCTAGTCGAACAATTCGGCTAGGTCGTTTTCTTTTAAAACTTGATTCAAAACTAACGATAATTGATCAACCATTTTTTCATCATGATCTTCGTATCCTGCTTCAAAAAATATTGCATGAAGTAATTCATGAATCAGCGTTTGCGTTTTACGTTCATCTGAAAGACCACTTTTAATTTCGATGTGGTTATCGGCGTATACGCAAACTCCATATTCGTTTGGGTCATTCTCAACTATTTCTTTTTCAAAGATCTCATAATGAATGCCGCCGACTTTAATATTCATTTTTAAGCCTCCTTTTTAGCAAGAAACTTGTTAATAAAGTATTGCTGACCTTTGCCAGTAACCTTTGGTGTCTTAGTGATTCTTACGCTGCCATCTGGGTTCTGAAAGCTACGCTCTTTTATTTCGAATAAGCCAAGTTCCAATGATTTCTGTGTTGGCATGTTACGATCTGATCGATTTCCAGCAATTAGATAGCCGTTATTTCGTAACCATTTGAACAATCTTTGTTGACCGATATCATAGCCATTTTGTTTGATTAGTTTTGCAAGCTCACCTACTAAAATACTTGTATTACTTGTAGATACTGCATCGGCAAATAATGCTTTTGGCTTCATTTCACTATTTTCCAGCTTTAATTTGGTATTTTCGTTTTGAAGAATTGAATAGCCACGCTTTACAATCTCCATTGGATTGTTCCATTTGCGCTCCAGTTCAATAAAATATTTACGGTACTTTTTTCCTTGTTCCGTATGAGACATCATTGACAACTCTTTTGCCATAGAAATCGTTAAGGCATAATCTTGAATTGGTCTTGTACCACCATTTGGCATGTCCGTAACTCCAGTTACGCTCGTAAAATCTTCACCTTCGATAAAGTCTTTAAAATTTTGTTCTACCCATTTGCTGAATCGAGTAGTTACTTGAACTCCCTTGTAAAGATCTCTAGCTGAAACAAGCTGCTGATCATTTTTAACCGTTACTTTAATAAGTTCACCCATTGTTTTTCCTTCTTTCTATTCAAGTCCAAGAATTTTATTGATTTCTTTTACATAGAAATCAGTTTTCTTGCCCTTACGTTTGCCATTGATAATGTCTGAAAGCTGGCTTGGATTAATTCCAATTTCACGAGCCAACCATTGTTGATTTTTATCTCTAACAACTAATGCAACTTTTACCTTGGTTTTTAATTCGCTGGTCATCGTTATTCCTCCCTTCTTACGTTTAAAAGTAAATTATATTTACAAAATGTATTGACGAGTTACGTTCAATAGTTTAATATGTGCGTATAGATAAATAAGCCAGATGTGGCTTATATCATCATTTCTTACGTTATTACATTTTATAAATTTGTTTTACTTTCGCTTGCAAGATAATAATACAATACTATAGAACGTAAGTCAACAATATTTACGTATTAAATTACGTAAATATGAAAAATCCCAACAAAAAATAAGAGGTGTGTACTCGAATGGGCATTTATGAAAGGATTAAAGAACTTGCTAAAAAACGAGATCTGTCTATTAATAAGCTTGAAGAAAAGCTAGGCTTTGCTCGTGGATATTTATATACTTGGAAAAATAAGACTCCAGGAATTGATAAAGTTGAAATTGTAGCAGATTTCTTCCATGTTTCAACAGATTATTTATTGGGCCGAACTGACCAAAAAGAAATTCATACTGACAATCGTGACCCTATTGATAAAATGTTAGATGAAGTTATGTCATATGATGGACAGGAGCCAACTGAAAACGATCGTCAAATACTTAGGAGAATTATCGAGGCTTATTTAAAGAACAAAAAGTAGGTTGTATTATGAATCGTAAAATTAGGGATATGCTATGTGAATACAACATTACGATTGAGTATTCTAATTATCTTGATCATGATGGATATTACATACCAGGGACAAATATAATTGTGCTAAATAACCGTCTTAACGAGATAGAACAAGAAAAAACCTTACTCCATGAAATGACACATGCAGCTCTTCATCGAGAAGATTCTGTGCTGTATGAAATGGTTGAAGGTATTAAACAAGAGATGGAAAACGAGGCTAACAAAACCATGATCAAAGGCATGCTTGATGAATATATCAGCAGGACACAGCTTGACCCTTCTGAAGTTAATTATGTAAGCTTTATCAATGATACTGAGCTTAATCAAAACTATGACACATATGTTATTAAACTGCTAAAACAAAAAATAAATTTAGGGGGATATAAAAATGGCTAAAACATGTGCTAATTGTGGTAAAAAAAAAATAGGATTTACGGACAGTTGCTTAAAATTAAAGGATAAAAATATTCTTGGTGAAGAATGTTATTCGCAAGCTTTGAAAGGGAATACGTTTCAACTCACTTCTTGGGCATTAGAAAATACGTTTCAAGATTTCAAGAATCTTATGTCTTCAGATACTAAGTTAGATTTTAAAGAGATTCACGCAAAAGAAAAAGATAATAAAAAAGCTGCTAAGAAAGCAGAACATGAGAAAAGATTTAAACTTGAAGTTTTGAATCAAGAAAGAATTAAGAATCATAATGTTACTAAATACGGTAATTTGTATTTTGATAATGTTGATAAAGTTATTTTAGAAAAGAAAGATTCTTGGACGCCCTATATAACTTATTCATACAACGATGTATTGAAATACACACCTGTTGATCAAGGACATTCAGAAAAAAAGAGACATGGGATAACTAGAGCCATTACCGGAGATATTATTGCAGGCGGAGCAGGTGCAATCGTTGGAGCAGTTACTGGTGGCAAAAACTACGGATATGTCGATGAGTTGGGTGTAAACATTTCTTTGAAAGATGGAAAATTGCTAACTGTTCGTTTTATTAATGAATCGACCAAACGTGGAAAGATTACCGAAAAAGCCTATCAGGACTGCAACTATCTTTGTGCCCTACTTGATAGCATAACCGAAGAAAACGACAGTGAAAAGATACAAAAAGTTGAAACTGTTAATTCATCTGAAACAGATATCACAGAGCAACTCAAGAAACTTAAATCATTAGTCGATGATGGCATATTGACGCAAGAAGAGTTTGAAGCTAAGAAAAAACAACTATTAAATATATAAAAAGGCTTTTATTATCCGATCCACGTTGACATTAAAAGCCGTGAGAAAATATTTGGGGGAGTTAAAAATGAAAAGAAGCATTGTTTCTGCTTTATCTATCTTGGGAGTAGGTTTGATTTTGGCCGGATGCGGGAGTTCAAGTGCTGATAAATCAGATAATGCTGGCAAGGAACCGAAAACCACAGCATCTGCTAAAGGAAAAACTGAAAAGAAAGACAACCAACATATTAAAAACGGCCCATTATTAAAAGTCGGGCAATGGAAAACTGACAGCACATGGGGCAAGACAACTCTAGAAAAAATTACTGCTCCTAAATCAGTTATTAAAGATGGTCCGCTTGAAATTACGATCAACACTATTTCTTTATACAAAATCGAACCGCAAAACGATGATGAAAGACAGATGGCAAATGATGGTTTTCAAACATCGGGAGTAACCAACCCATACTATACGATTCATATTGACTATAATGTCAAAAATACATCAAGCGACACCGTTCAACTTAACGGCTTAAAATCAGTTGTTACAAGCACTGGTCAAGATCTTGGTATTGACTCCGGCCTAGTTGATGATGGTACAGGCTTAGAAGTCGCTCCAAATGCAAACAAGGGAACTGCTGCAGAGGGACTACTTAATAAGGGAGACGAAAAAAAGGTTAATAAGGTCACACTTCAATTTGATGAAGCTGTTAACTCTGATAGTTTTGACTCTATGGGAAGTGCTCAACCAATGGACTTTGATTTGAAATAATAACCGCCCGCCCTGCTGCGGGATCGGGAAATACGTATGGGAAACAAAAAACAGCCCTAATCAGGACTGTTCAAGATTTCTTCTAAGTCATATTTAAGTTTTTCAGGATCGGAATATTTTTGAACTGCCAGATCTTTAGCGTCTCTTCTGGTAAGTTTCGGATTTTTATTCATCAGTAAAACCATATGCAGATTTATAGCTCGCCAATATGAAAGGGACCCGAGAAAGGAGTCTGTTGATGATTGAAATGGACTAAACATATTAAGCATATAATTCCTCCTTCTTTCTATGCTGTTTTTACCATCTGGGGTTCTGTATCAGCTTTTATTGAACCTATTATAACATTTACGACATGGATTGATGAAAAATATAAAACACCGATTTTTATAGTCATGATAGTCACACTCGTTTTATCCTTGCTCATATGTTTGTTTGTGAGCCGTTTTATTTGCATTTTAAACTGCTTCAAAAAAGAAGAAAACCTAAATGGTCTTAATGAACAGATAGATATTAAAAACGAGCAGATTGACGATTTAAAAAATTCTCTGAATTTAAACGCTTTTATTCTGAATACATTAATGATGAGCATATCGCCTAAAGAAAGAGAAGAATTTTACAAAAAAATTGAATTGGTTACGGAGGTAAATAAAATTGGCAATGGAGAAACTAAGAATAGCAAAGATAATCAATGACACTACTATTGTAATTAACGGTGGCAAAAACTCAGGTATAAAAATAGGCCAGAAGTTTCAAATAATCGGTAAAAAAGGAACAGATCCGGTTATCGATCCTGACACAGGTGAAGAATTGGGAACACTAGATGAGTTAAAGGGAAAAGTTGTTGCCACTGAGGTGTACCCTCGTATGACGATTGCAGAAACTCCCAAAGTTAAAAATAAATATGCGGAGCAAGCTATTGGCCACCAAATGAGGTCAATGAATAATTTAATGGGTGCCATAAACGGTACAACTGACCAAGAATATCTGAATGTCGATCGAAGCCAAATTACAGGAGGTCTACCAGATTCGGACTCTCCAGTACAAATTGGTGACTATGTAGAAAAAATAAATTGACATTTTTCAATACTCATAGCCCGCTTTCTGCGGGTTTTAATTAAGTCGTGAAAGGAACATATATTCTTTTTATAAAGGAGAAAATACTATGAACAAGAAAGAATTAGAAGAATACATTAATAACAACAGTCGGACCATTGAAATCTTTAGTGAAAAAGCCCTTGAATACCAGACTGGTAAGAATAACGATCGCCCTAAAAAGAAACGATGGGGCGAAGTAAAGATTAGCCGTGCAGTTGATGGGATGATCAACACCTTTATGGAAAACGTGCACGACAAAATTAAGACACAAGTCAAAAGGAACGAATTTGAACCGCAACGTTCCTGGATCGACTTTATTACTAAAAACAATGTGCTGGATGAACTAGAAGAATCAGTTATCGAAATGGAGTTTGAATAAAACTTCAAACTGAAAGGCGGTGATACAACTACCCTAGCAATGGCTAACAACTAAGGAGGAAAATTGATATGGCATCAATTCAGAAATATAAAAACAAAAAAGGCAAGCAGCTTTATAAATTCAAGATATATTTAGGAACGGACCCGATAACCAACAAACAAATAACTACAACACGACGTGGGTTCACCTCAATCAAATCTGCGAAGTCAGCTGCTAGAAAATTACAGACTGAGTTTGAAGAGCAAGGTTGGGGCTCAGACAACACGAGCGACATTAGAACTTTCCAGCAGCTCTTTGAAGTTTGGTTTGAGAATTATCAATTGTCAGTAAAAAAATCAACTGCGACTGATTCATGGCAAATATATGAACGATATATCAAGCCTAAGTTCGGTAGCAGCAATATTCAAAGAATCAATGTTTTGTTTTGCCAAAAGTGCGTTAATTATTGGTATAAGAACTATCGTGAAGCTCGACATATTAAAAACACTGTTAGCCAAATCTTGCGGTATGGGATATCTTTAGAGATCATTGATGAAAACCCTATGGCAAAAGTTACCTTGCCACGCCCACTTCCTAAACGAGACAACAGCAATAACTTTTACTCTAAGAACGAATTGAAACACTTCTTTGACTCACTAAACGATATTGGCGATTTGCGGTATATTGCTTTTTTTAGATTTCTTGCTTATACAGGTGTAAGGAAAAGCGAAGCTTTAGCCCTGCAATGGAAAGATTTTAATTTTAAAAATAATACGGTAAAAATAAGTAAAACAATCTATTACGATGCACGTTTAAAACAGGTTATTGTGCAGGAGCCAAAGACCAAATCTTCTAATAGAGTATTAGATTTAGATCCTAAGACGGTTAGCATTATGCAATCTTGGCGAGCAGATCAACAGAAAAGATTCATAAAAATTGGGATAAACGTAATGAATGCAAAGCAGTACGTTTTTACTCAAGAAAAAAGCAACCGATTGTTAGTCCCTAACAGTGTTAATGACTGGTTGAAATGGATCTATAAAAAATATCCACAGAAAAAGATAACTGTCCATGGTTTTAGACACACTCATGCCAGCTTATTGTTTGAAGCAGGAGCAACGATCAAGGAAGTACAGGAACGTTTAGGACACTCAAACTCAAAAACTACACTCGACATCTATACCCACGTTGTAAAAGAAAAGAAAAAAGAGACTGCATTAAAGTTTGCTAACTTTGCTGATAATTGAAAAACGGGGTCAATTTCGGGGTCAAAGATATTTTTACGCAAAATAAAAAAGCCCTAAGC